TAGAACCAGGAGCTGGATTGCTAGGTTGCTTGCTTACTGTTGGGGCATTAGCGCTACCACTAGGTGTAGCACCGTTTATCGCTATAATAACTGAATTGTTTCGTACAGCATTTTCTGCTGTCTGTGTTAATTGTTTTTCAAAATTTCTAGTTAATTCATTTTTTAATGTTGATTTTAAATCTTTATCTTTAAAAGGAAGTATTAATTCACCGGCTTCTTTAAATCCTGATATATCTCCAGCAAATATTTTTTCTATCGCTCCGCCGAGGCCATCAATCAATCCACCTTGTCCTAATATTTTACCGTTCGCACCCGGTAAAGTGATAGAACTCTTAGTTCTATCATAGTTTGCGACATCACCAAACTTGCTTACTATGTTGCCCGGATTCTCGCCGTCTAACGCACCTGCTTCATATGCAACAGTTTCATAATCAATAGTCATAGTATTTTTCATCACCCCACCACCCTCTTCATAGTTATATGTGTCGTGCGCAAAATTAGTTATGATTGGATTTATAAAACTATATGCAGTGAAATTATGTTGATTGAAACCAAACACTGTTATTCTTTTAAAGAACGGAGGTTTAGTTGGATCGCCTTCGGGGCTAGGCTGATTTGTTTCACCTATATATCCCCAATCATCCCCGCCTGCTGTTTGTAAGCTAGGCTTATATGTAGTGCGATCAAAAAGATTTACACCACTACTAGCAGGGCTGTTTGCTGGTTGCTGTCCTGTATCTTGTACCCCACCCCTAGCCCCCGTAAATAAAACATTTACTTTTGAAGCATCTTTGTAGTAATAAGTGAAATAGCTATACCACATTCTAGCAATCTGATTTAGATTATCATCGTGGAAAGTTATCTGTATTGGTTCATAATTTATTTTTGTTTGTACAATTCTTTTACGATTATATTGATTCAACACATGCGTGGCGAATCTAAAAGATGGAAGTTTCACATCTTTTACTAATAATCCAAAATTATTATCTGAACTTAATTGACTACCTAAAGCGGCAGGATTTATATCAAAATATGTGTGAAAGAGAAATTTGTATTTAGGAGCATTAGCATAACTATTGCTCCTAAATGTTTTGCTTGCGTGTCTATAGTCCCTGAGGTACTCGCTACCAAAGAAAGCAGCGGCACCATTTTGCAGTTCTTGACCCCAGTTACCTAGTCCCATAGTTAGTTATTTACTCTAACTATCAACTGCCGATACCAGTTGCGCTGTCTCCACGTAAGATTCTGCCGATGCTTGCACCAACACCTGAACCAATTGGAGCTTGGATTGCGTTATCGTAAGCGATTGATAACTGTATAGTTACCGCTTCGCTAGTTCCATAGTTCAAGTTGTTATAGTTTGCACCTTTCAAGAAGCAACCATATAGTTCCCAAGCTTCAAGAACTTCAGGAGCAGCAGTACCGTTACCACCGTCTAGAATTTCAATGTTTGTTTGGAACTTATAATCTTGACCTGTTGCAGCACTTGCCTGCTCAACGAAGTCTAACTGCTTCTGTAATTGCTGACCAACAGCCTTTGCTACTGTGCCAGATGCATCGTCACGGATAGTGACTGTCATATCTGCCCAAGCATGTTTACCTGCAATTTTAATTACAGAGTTATAAACCTGTAGTGGGATTTCAGCAAAAGTCAAGTTTGGACGTGTGCAATCTACAACTTGCTTTGTTAAGCTCAACCCGCCGTTTGCATCTACGCCAAAGTTAATGAAATTAACTCTAAAGCGATATTGCAATTTTGGCATCAACAGGCCCTGATTGCCACCGGCATTATCAGATGCTACTGTCATGTTGAACAATGATTGTGAGGCTGTTGCCATTGTAATATCTCCTAATATACTATATTTATCAGTCTTGAGGGCCCTTCACAGAGCCCTCATTATTTTTTATTACGCTCCTGCTAACTCACCAGTATTCAATATACGTACTGGGATGTAGATGAATTCTGCTGCCTTCACTGGCTCAATAGCAACATCGATCCACAACTCATTACGATCTATTCTTGATGGAGTGTTATTTGATTCATCGCAGACTACCAAGTAGTCAAAGATACCTCTCTTAGCGACAAGATCGATCATCAATGACTCAACAACACCGCTAATTTGTTCGCGTGTTAATGCGTCATTTGGTTCAAAGACGAACGGACGACCTGCGATAGTTAATTGGCGACGAACATATGCAACTAAACGTGCAACGTTTGTTCTGTCTAATGCGCTTTGACTATTGAATGATGTCTTATTACCATAGTTCAACAATCCATTGCCTGTAAAGAATACCATTGGATTGATGAAGTTTGTATATAGAACATCACGTATACCGATACGTGTCTTGATTGTCACGAATTCTCCTGTCTCTGCATCAAGATAACCTATGTTTGCAGCATTATCGATGATACCGCGACGAGTACCAGCTGCTGCGAACCAAGGATAAGCCACTGTGTCGTTACGTAAGAATGTGCGCAACATCATGTGACTTGATGGTACAGCAACTAAGTTACCACTTAGGTCGAATGCTAATCCACTTGGATAGAACAAGCCTAGATAAGTGTTTCTTGTTACAAGACCATCTTCTCCCGTGCTTGTTGCACCAGCTGCGTTAGTAGCCCAAGCTTGAATTTGTGTTGCTTGATCAGATAGACGCATTGGTGTGTCACCTAAAATATAACCTGTCTCGCCACGGTCACTATTCAATACGACCATGTTTGGTTGCAATTCAGGATAGTTAGGTGCAGCTAACAAGTTGAAGAAATTATCTTCGTCGCGTATAGCTGTATTAGTATCGATTGCCGCTCTCATGGCTTGTACGACCATTGCTCTCTGAGCCTTGCGACCCATATAAGGACTACCGTTTGATTGCAATCCTGAAGCAGTTACCCATGCATCCTTCTCAGTAGGTAATGACTGATCTGGGAAATTGACACCATTAAAATAATTTACTTTATATTGTTTTACATTATATCCGCTTCTGCGTGTGTTGAACAACAACATACCTACCGGATATAATGAATTTTCCGGAGCATCTAAATCAAGATAATTGCTTGACAACAATAACTTGATGCTTGGAATTGGATCATTAGCAGGATTTACTGTGCCATTAGTTGCCCAACGTGCGTCAGCAAATACTACACCAGTTGGGTTTGTTTGATCTGTATTGTCAATCAACACCCATTGATCTGTATTATCAACAGATTGCCAGCGATAGATTATTGGATAGTTTTCTAAATCGCTAGTGTCGATCCATAGATCACCATATACTAAAGGATCACCCTCACTATTAACTAATGGCTCGCTAGCACTTATGATAGGACCATTTGGGTCTGTAACATTAGTACCGCTTGGTAATGGGAAACCATTTTGATCATAAGATGCATTACGATAACCCTTCCAACCTGCCACTGTATTGATCATGATATCAACCTGATCTACTACGCTGTAGAACCAGTTTGTATTATTGGCCGGTGCTTGTACCGGGGCTCCTTCGTTAGCTGTGAATGTAAATTCTACCCAGTTGCTTAACTCTACACTATATCCACTAGCAGATGGGTTTGAACCGCTAGCAATGGTGACCTTTGATACCACTCCACCTACTACTGCTGAGACTTTGACCTCAAGATCATTACCCGGGCTAACTCCACCTAAGTCTGATCCTGCAAATGTTAGTACATCTCCTACAGCATGACCAGTACCGCCGCTAGCTATTCCAGTTATGTAATAGTGTCCGGTACCTATAACTAGTACTACAAGCTGTAATCCCGATCCAGAACCAGTAGTACTTGATTGTGTCACAGTAAATGTGTGGGCTGAAGGTCTTCCGATCTTAGCCCCTACAGTAGAGCCAGATACAAATCCTGCTTCAGTCATTAATCCATTATCAAATCCAGTATAGCTGATATCATCAACCATTATTGAACCGCCTTCGGTGTGAGTGATTTGAATCGCACCGTCAGTAGTTACCAATGCTTCTGTAAATGGAATAGCTGCAGCAGCCCATGCAGTGACAAAATCTACTGCATCTGAATTATCAGCTACTTCCAATAGATATGCATTGCTATAAGTGGATTGACCAGGAACAGTTACATAAACATAAGAATAATAAGGACCTGCATTAAACTATGGATCAGTATTTGTACCAGTTACAACAGTTGGACCTGTTGCGATACGTTCCCAATAATAGATTGGACTATCAGGTAGTATGCCGAAATAATCATATTGACCATATACTGAACCAGCTGGGATATCCTGTCCGCCTGTTGAATCTAATGCTGCGATAGCTGCAGCATCATCAATAGCTAAAGTTACATTTTTAGGAACCCAAACTAAGGCGTTTTGATTCCATTCGCTCATTATAGGGTTCAATCCATTGCCTGAAGTTCCTACTTTAACCCAAACTGAACCAGTTGGACGAGGATTGGTCTGGCTTGAAGCCCATAATGGTTGTTGTGCTGAGGTACCATAGAAAAATTTAGGTTGATAATATACCCCAGCTGCTAATCCTAGGTCTTGTAAAATAGTACCTGACACTTCAGAAACTGTAATACCAGTTGGAGTATTTATTTCAGTAGAACAATATAATGCTAATCTTGAATTCACAACGGATGCTGATAAGTCTTCCCAATTTAGTGAATTAATTTGAGCCGCGATAGCTGCGGCTGTTGTTAAGCCTGCTTGTACTGTTATAGTTGCAGTAGATAAAGTTACCCCTGAACCTATAGTCAAAGTAAAGCTATCACCTACAGTTAATGACGGATTAGAATTAGAACCTACTAATGTTGGCACCGAATTTAACCAGTCAGCAGAACCAATAGATACCCAAGTATTATTTAAATTTTTATAAAAATAAGTTTTATCTTGTTCTAGTGAAGGAACATCAGTAATTTGTAAGGCAATAACTGCATATTGTCCTACTGCACCTATGCTATCTTTAGGGAAGCCTGCACTTAAATCATCTGGGTTAGTTATAACGATCGGTGATTGCAATGCGAACTGCTGAGTTGCAGCGTTCCATTCATAGATTCCCCAAGAGCTAGTAGTTGTGTCTAATCACCAGGCTCCATTATTTGGATTACCTGTTGGGCGACCTGCTGAGCCTACTAAGCTAGCTAAGTCAATATCCGCTCTTAACGCATACAACTGATTAGTAACACCTAATGCTGAATAAGCAGCTAATAGGCCATACTCATTTAATTCATACCCTTGAATTGGAGTACCGTCAGTAGATGAATAGAAAAATGGATTACCATATAATGTTACTAAGTCACGCTGACTTGTAACTAGATACAACTTATTAGCATTAGCTGCTGTAGTAGCTGATGCTATACCCGTACCGTTTGGATTTGCTTTGTCTTGTGCTGTTGCTAGCAAGGCGAAAGGAATTGAATTTGTTGGGGCTGGAAGATACTGACTTTGGTCAATGATTGTAACTTCTACGCCTGGTGATACTAGTGACATGTTTTTACTTCCTATGTGTAATATTTTGAGGGTTACAATACCCTAATACGCTTAATATTATTTATATCAATTACATAAAAAACGCTGATTAGCATACCTTCGAAGGTAAAATCATAAATATTAGTATGGCTTTAATAAGACCCGTATGTAAAGAATGTAATAAGAACCCTAGGGCAGTTAATTACATCAAAAACGGTGTTAAGCACTATCGCAGCATATGTGATGACTGCGGAAAAAAGAAACCCAAATCTAAACCTAAAAACTACAGTTGGGAAAAAGCAGGCTATAAGAAAAAACCTGTATGTGATATCTGCGGGTTTAAGAGTTTATATCCGTCACAGATGACAGTATTTCATATCGATGGAAATTGTAAGAACACCGCTTTTAATAATCTAAGGACGATATGTCTTAATTGCGTAGAAGTAGTTAAGCGTAAAGAAGTAACTTGGAAAAGGGGTGATTTACAAGTCGATTATTGAGTCAATTTTACGATGTAATTCATCTACAGTTCCGCTGTTATCAACATAGTGATCATAATCAAGACCAACACTGCTATATTCACTAGCATGAACTTTATACTCTGCTAAAATATTTTTTGCGTGGTTATTACCTTTATTGTATTGAATAGCTGCATCATACCAAATAGGGTTTGCACCGCGACTGACTCTAATAGTTATACCACCCATTCTTTTAATTGATCTTAATTCATTAGGGAAACGACAATCGCTAATAACGATATTATCTTTTATGTTGCGTAGTTTATTCTCAATACTAGCGATCCAAATATCATCGTGAAATGCCCTGCGTCCTACTTCAGTGCCCCATTGTTGCAACACAAATCTAGGAGTCAAATTAGGGAAATTTAAACGCTCTGCCCACCAGGGATCTATAGTATCGCGCCATTCACGACTATACTTGGTAGTACCCTCAAGTAAATCACGATCCCAACCAAAGATAGCGCTTACGGCATCCTTCAATGGTTCGGCATAACTCATGCGACGAAACCCTTTGAATGTGATTAGATAATCAGCAATGGTATCTTTGCCACTGCCTATAAAGCCTGCTACACCTACAATCATTGAATGAGTATAACAAATATAAAATGTAAAATCAACCCTGAATCCATGTTAATGGCTGACTATAATCTTGATATCGACGTAAATCTTCTATCAATCTTTCCATATCTGCCTTACTTTCGGCTTTCATAGCTGTGCCATTTAACGTTGATCCGCCGGTAGGACCTGCGATAGTGCCAAACTTTTCACGGGCCTCACCTATGATTCCTTTTAGTACTGCTAGTACAAAGTCAGTTATCCAAACTCCAGCACCCGGATCCTGTAATAATTCAATTTCAGGACGTTGTATGTCAGCCCAAATCAATATACGCTCGCCTGTACCCTTGAAGTCACGCACAACACGCAATACTTTAGTGACAGGGTTAAATGTGTATGTCACATAACCACCGAACATACGCGCTGCTAGTTCAACATAGCCTGCATAGAAATCATATGTTGCCATGCCGCCTGTATAGTTGTAGTTTAATAGGTATGTGTTTAATATAGCACTGCTGAATGGATCGAAACTTGTACTGCTTGGACCAGTTTCAAGTCCAACTGTTCTACGATATAAACAACGGACATTGATGAATTCGCTAGGTAAGGTATAAGTATCTACATTTTTTATCACCGTCATCAATGTATAACTTTCTACCGTGGCATTCTGCGCACGTTGTCTATAGGTTTTTATAGCATAGTCATATGCTGCTTCATAATGTTGCGGATCTAATTCTAGATCAATAATATCCCCACCTAAACGCAATCTTACGTTGTTATAAAGTGCTTGTTTAAGTTCTTCTAAATTAGCGTTTGTAGGTACGCTTAGTGGGTCTGCTGCCATGTTATTTTCCGATTAATAAATGTATTTATCGGATATTACAGATCACCCTCTTTTCGGTTCTCACTATAGAAAACATCAAACTTGCCACCCGGATAACGTGCTTCAAGTTTCTTTACGTTCTCGGCTACAACATCATTGGGGTCAAGTTCAAGAGCCCTACAAGCATTGATCCAGTACCACATAATGTCTCCGAGTTCACGCTTCATATGAAAAACTGTTTCTTCATTGAGCGGCTTACCCTGAAACACACATTTCTTTACGATCTCTTGAAACTCGCCGGTCTCGCTACCAAGACCAATTGCACCACAAAGCAATAATGGTACATTGACATTTGGACCGTGAATATATTCACCATCTGGACCATATGCTTCATAATTGCCGTCTAGGCGATCAAGACGGTTCATAAACTCAGTAAGGTCCTGACTCTGCTTACTGGTGACTGCTTCTACAAAATCTTTATACTTATTAAGGTCTACGTTCTGCATTTATGTTCCTCGGTGATTCTAGAATATCATTCAATATCATATATTTTTCAACGTGATCAGCAAAGTTGATATGAGCATCTTCCCCTAGATGATAATATTTGGCTTTTGGATTAGTGTATCCTGCGTTTTTATATCTATGGTAAAAAACTTCATCCATATCATCATAATTCAAATAATGCAATCTATCAATTTCACTTAAATAAAATTCCAGCCCTCTATGGCGTTTTTGAAAAATGTAATTCGTGTTTAGCATGAGATAGTTTATGTTATATAATTGTAGATAATATTGCAATGATAATATGAATTGAAAATTCATTATTTCTACCATTTCTTCATTTCTTATTATGAAATTTTGTACATCTAAACTTATTGCTCTTTCGTCCTCGTTCGCCACACCATTTGCAAACATATTAATTCGCAAATAATCTTCGCATGACTTGCTAAACCAATCTGCTGATTGATTACTACTTTGTATGTCGGTGTTTCTATAAAAAGGAGCCTCTAATCTTGCGCTGTCAGTCCAACAAACTAGAGCAAATAGTTCAAGGTCAGGTTCATAATTTTCATTATACCATTCTATAACACTTCTTTGTATGCCACTATTAGTTGCTCCGTTAATAGCAATATTTACAGGAGTATAACCAAACTTTTTGGCAAGCAAGTTTCCAAAACTTTTATCACGATTATACTCACTATCGATTGTACCATCTATCTCTGCACCCGCTACATGGCTACAACCTGCTATTAACATTATTCTTTTAGACATAACTCTTAAACATTTCCTTCCTTCCTGATTCACCTATCGTAGCATCAAAAATTTCTCTTGTACGTTGCATCATAGCACAAGCAAGCATCAACTGATCATTACGATCATTAGTAGATAGGATCGCCGTATCAATTACTGTCATCATTGTTTCCATACGTGCTTCGATAGGATTAAACTCATATTTACTACTCATTAGAAAGCCCTCAAGATAATCATGTTAGCGTTGAATCGACCGTTAGGTGTAGTGCCAACTGCCTTGATGCTATCAAAGAATTTACGTGCTGCTGGCTTGCTACCCATGATCTGCTTGATCTGTTCTTCAGGCTTACGCAATGTCTTGATCTGCGATTCTTTAGTGCAGAAGCCAAGAACAGTGTTACCCTTGACACCAATACTCTTGGTGTATTCGTCGGCAACATAATGATGAAGTTTGCGCTTCTTAGTGTCATAGACCCAAGCCTCACTACAACCATGCAACTTAGTTGGGCTGATGCTTGTGAGTTCCAATTTCTCAAGTTTGAATGTCTTGAGATACTTGAGTCGCTTGACAACCTTTTCGACCGGTACAGGCTTCTTAGCGCGGGGCTTCTTGCCTGCTTTCTTCATACCAACATACGCATTAAGATCGGCAATAACAGTCTCAATAGTGTTAATGATGTTACGCAACTGAATCTTGCCGAAACGCTCATACGCTTCGCTCAACTGCTCATCTTTACCACTAGCAACTTCATTGTATTCATCCAACTTTGCCTGCCACGCACTGATAAGAAGTGGCACGTGCTGGGGTAAGATGTTGCTTTGTGACAACACATCAATTGCCTTGATGCCTTCCTTACCAGCACCATTCTTTAGATATTCGTCCCAGAGTCCCTCAAGTTCGCCGCCTACGTTTAGAGTGCGCTCACGCATTATCTCCTGTACGTTGGGGCGATTGCTTACTGGGGCAAGTGTAAGTTCAACTGACACTTCTTGTTGCACAAATGATACAAGACGATCAATTTCGTTTTGCAACTTAGATAAAGTATCGTTATCAACTACGCTACCGCGAACGATGCACCGTGCAAGCCAACCATATGTGGGCTTTACATGACGCTCATTGACCCGACGTAGCGTTTTCGCAACTTGTTGTTTTCCTGCAACTTCAAGATACTGTGCGATAAACTCACGGGCATCCTTCTTGTCATAAAAGTGATTGTACCAACCAAACGCTTTTGCGAGGTCCCAAGTAGTGCTGACTGCTGCAGCATCGAACTTGGGCTCGGGCCCAATGTACTTTGCGTCGGGATCGCGCGGGTGCAACTCTTTAATGTCTTTAGATTTGGACATGTTTTACTCCGTAAATGTCACTTAACTTATATATTATAATGCCTTGTAAATCCATAGTCAAGCCTTTTGTAAGTGCTTGATTTTACACTAAATAATAATATGCCAAAGCTATCCTTATATAGCCCTACCAAACAAAATGATTATAGGTACTTTGATAGAACTATAAGCGAAATGTTCACCGTGGGCGGGACGGATCTGTACATACATAAGTATCTGGGCCCCAACAGTCAAACTCCCAGCACGGATTTCACTCAACCGCAGTATGATAAATTAGATCCTACTAATATACAAGACTTATTGTTTCTTGAAAACAGAGATAGGATATACGACACTAACATTTATAGATTACGTGGCCATTATAATGTTCAGAACCTTGATTTCGATCTAAGTCAGTTTGGCTTATTCTTAAATAATGACATTATATTCATCACCGTCCACTACAATGATATGATCGATATCGTTGGTAGAAAGTTAATGGTGGGCGATGTTCTTGAGTTGCCGCATTTATTAGACTATAATCCTTTACGTGAAACTATACCAGTTGCATTAAAACGTTTCTATCAAATCACAGATGCCAACTTTGCTAGTGAAGGGTTTAGTCAGACCTGGTATCCACATCTATGGCGTATCAAATGCGAACCATTAGTAGATAGTCAAGAATTTAGTCAGATATTACAAGAACCTATCAATCAGGATAATTATTTAGGATTATGGGATAAAGATAAAACCTATCCTCCTGGATATATTATAAGCTATGGAGAAAAAAATTGGGAAAGTATCACTGAAGTCCCGGCTGGTAAAGCTCCGCCTGATCCTACTTATTGGAAACCAAGCACTGAACAAAACTTAAAAGATATACTTTCTACATATAATAAGAACATACAGATCAACGATGAGCAACTCAAAGAAGCAAAACGTCAGGTTCCTAAAGCAGGTTATGATCGTAGTAAATTGTATGTTGTACCTACATATGGACCATATGAAGAAAACGGAATACTATCATATAAAATCGATCAGCCGGCACCACCTATCGATGTTCTAACAAATAGTAAGGGTGCACCAAATACAAATGTTACAGGACAAATAGTTTATATGAGAAATCCTGCATATAAAAATCCAAGTCCTGCTATCAAAATTAGTAAAGACGCATTGAAGAGTATCTGGGATATGACTGCTGATATGGATCTATCAGCCAAATTAGATAAATTTGTGCAAACTAATCTTGAAATAAAAACATTAGCACCTAAAAAATTAGATACGGGATCAGGTCCTGTAGAAGGTACAAAGATTTTAGCAGTTCAAAGTTTAGGAGCTATCACAGGACCATATGGTACTGCTGATAATACATATGCTACAGCCGACGCTGATCCAACACAGCCAGGATTTACTGGCACTATCAGTACAGAGATGGACTGGCGCGCAGACTGTGATCCAAGATTTCAATATATTGCACGTAGCACCCCTAGAAGTTTTGGTTACAGTACAGGCTACTTAGATGGAACCGGAGAAGCTCCAAATGGCATGCCTAGTGGTGCAGGAATCAGTTTCCCACAAAATCCACAAGTGGGCGATTATTTCTTACGCATAGATTATGTTCCAAATATATTATATCGTTGGGACGGTCAATTATGGGTTCGCATATCAACTAATGTAAGAACAGATACCGGATTTACTGCTGAGGATAAATCACAATTATCAGGCTATATAAATAATGAAAATCAGATATATCTAGAGCAAACAGGTAATTTAGTACCAGAAGCTCAACCATTATCAAGTATTTTAAAATTGAAACCGGATGATGTTCCACCTATACCTTAAGAGTAAATAATGGCACAATTTTTTTACGACAATCAGATACGCAGATTCTTGTTACAGTTCGCTAAGATTTTTAGTAACTGGTATGTAACGAAAGGTAAGGATCCGGCGGGAAATGAAATAATAGTTCGTGTTCCTGTAATGTATGGAGATCAAAGCAGACAAGTATCTACGGTTATAGCAAACAACAGTGCTAGCAATTTACCTAGCGCACCTATGATAACATATTGGATCACGGGTTTAGAATACGATCAAAGAAGAACACAGAACCCAACATATCAAGAAAAAGTTCAAGTTCGTCAAAGAGCATACAATACTGATACTGGTAATTATGAAGAAACTCAAGGACAAGCATTTACTATCGAAAGATTGATGCCGGTACCTTATACATTACGTATGCAAGTAGATTTTTGGACAACAAACTATAATCAAAAATTACAGTTGATAGAGCAGTTAGGTACATTGTTTAATCCTAGTTTAGAAATACAAAGCACTGACAATTTTATTGATTGGACTTCACTAACAGTAGTTTATCAAGACGGTCTTACCTTTACTTCGCGCAGTATTCCACAAGGTACAGGAAATCCAATAGATGTGATGAGCTGGAAATTTTATTTACCCATATGGATAAGCACTAGCGCTAAACTTAAAAAGATGGGTGTCATTCATAAAATCATTGCTAGCATACATAAGGGTACTGCACTCCAAGACATACAAGACGAAGATTTATTACTAGGTACTCGTCAAAAAATTACTCCATATGGATATAAAGTTCTATTGATAGGTAATACATTGCAATTGTTACCTGCGAATGAAACATTTTATCCTTCAAATAATGAACTTGAATTACCTCCTAGCCCCAATACAAATCTATATTGGAGTAGTTTATTAAACGTTTATGGAGCAATAAAACCAGGCATAAGTCAGATATGGTTACAAAATCCATATATGGAAGACGACATTGTAGGTACTATAGTACCTGATCCCATAGATGATAGGTTATTGATATATAATATTGACCAAGATACACTACCTCAAAATACTTTAGATCCTGTGAATGCCGTTATAAATCCATTGATGCAAGGACCAAATGCCGGATTACCGGGCGCAGTAAATGGTACTAGATATTTGATAGTAGAAGACATGGGTAGTGAAGATAGCAGCACCGTAGCCTGGGGAAATGTTGTAGCAAGTGCTAATGATATCATACAATATGATTCTACAAACGGGCAATGGTTTGTTTCATTTGATGCTAGCGAGAGTACTACAGTTGAATATGTAACTAACCTTAACACTAATGTTCAATATCGCTATGTAGATCAAGAAGGTCAATGGATGAAATCATATGAAGGTTGGTATGATCAGGGCGATTATTCTATAGTAATTTAAAAACTGATAACTAGTCATATGAGTAATACTAGTGCAGGAATGTTTTTTTATAGTAAATCTAGTAAGAGATTTTTATATCTGTTAAGAAAAGATAATAAAAATAATAATAGTTGGAGCATCCCCGGCGGTAAAATAGAAAGAGACGAAAGTTTATTAGAAGGTCTAGAAAGAGAGTGTAACGAAGAAATAGGATATTTTCCTAAATACGCAAAATTAATTCCTATACAAAAATTCGTCAATAATACATTTACATATCACACATTTTTTTGCGCTGTTGAGCAAGAGTTCGTTCCTAATTTAAATGATGAGCATTGCGGATATGCCTGGGTAGAAGAAAATTTATATCCCAAACCATTGCATCCGGGACTTTTCAGCACAGTACAGATCGATAGTGTTCAGGATAAAATAAAAGCTATCATTCAACAATATTAGCAACTAGCATTTGAAAAGTTTCGAAACCCATAGCACCGCCAACTGCTGCTGCACCTAACAACATCCAACGCATTTTTTCTAATGTCGATACTTTTTCTGATAATTTCTCATGTGATTCTGAATTAGAGGTCTGAAGTTCTTTAATGATATTTAAAGTATCTTCAGACCCCTTTTCCATTGATTGTCGCAAGTCTTTAATATCGACTTTAACATCATCGATCTTATCTTCGATATTTCTGACTTGAACCTGCAGGACTGCGATATCAGTCTCAGCTTGTTTAATTTTATTAATACGAACTGCGGCTGGCATCGTTTAGTTCCTATTAGGCGTTTGTTACTGTTACTACAGGTGGTAGAGATGCGAGTGAGTTTGCAACTTCTGCTGAGTTGAATGACGCAATCACATCAGGATTCACAGTTGATAGAACTGCTGTACCTGTACCTGAGCCTGCACCTGTCGCAGTAAATGTAATACCAGTCATATTAGCAAATGCACCTACTGCTGTCCAGTTTGTGTTACCTGCATTGTAGATAGTATATACAGTACCTTGTACAAGTGATGCTGCTGCAACTTGTGCTGGGAACACTTCACTATTATAATCATTTAATGATGAGAATCTAATAGTGCCAGAATTTGCATATGTTCCGTTGATAGTAAATGTGTTAGGTGACAATGCAGTGTTTGCTACGTTTGCTGTATAGCAAGCCTGTGTTAGACCTGATGTTGTACCTGTTACTAGATACTTCATCTTACCCTTCTGACGAACGATAAAGCCTGCTTCTGGTGTGCCATATACATATGCTCCACCTGATACGTTTGCTGATGCGTTAGCGGCAAATGTTGCGAATACAGCATTTGCGTTTGCTATGTCATCAATAGTACCAAGAATATTACCATCAACATCATAAACGATTGTACCGTCTACAAATGTGTTAGCAAAATCTGTTCCTACACCGTCAATGTTTGGGCTATCATCAGCGACAGTTATTGTACCTGTGCCTGATACGCCCATGCATACTCCAACTAATACTTGGCTGCCAAATATTGCTGTGTTACCACCAACAACGCCATATGTATTTGCGTTGGTTGCTGGATAACCAGCGCCGCCAACTGGATTGTTGAAATATGCATCAACAACGCCAACTGTTAGGGCTACGGATTGTGCTGTTGTAGTTGAAAGATCAACTTTAGCATAAGTTGGATTTGCAGAAAGTGCTGTTGCAGACACAGTGAA